TATTTCTTATCACCTGCTTGTCCCCAAATATATGAGGCCGTACTAATAATCTTTTCAATACCATCGGGGGCTGTTACAGTTATCCATTCATCTGTATTGTCTGCTGATTTGATGAGAAGTTGATTTTGAAGCAAGACATATACATGTGTATCGTCTGTTATGATGTCGCGTAAACTTGACTCTGATGGAAGTTTGACCTGTTTCCAGTTTCCTTGACAAGGTGATTGGCATATCCATACACTGCCTGAACCAATTCCCCAAAGAAATCCCTTTGAAGATTCAGATACTTTATCTAAACCTCCTGGCATGGCATTCCAAACAGTTCCCTTAGAAATGCCAGACGTTATTGTATTATTTAGTTGGTCTGTCAATGTATCATATTCCATTATTTTATAGTATATTTTTACTTTGGAGCACCAACTCGACTAAAAACAGTATTTAGGCCTCGAGCAAAATAGAAATCCGTGGCTCCGTTTGTCGCAGGTTCACGGTTAAACTTATCTTGGTTAAACCGAGGTCTACCATTGGGACCATTACTAGGGTTATTATTAGTCATCAAATGTACACCGACATACTTGCGACGAATTTCGATAAGCTGTGAGGAATCCATAGACCGACCTACTCGTCCTCCAATACCTCCAGACGAATCAACATTAGGCATTTAATTATAAGACGATAAAATAATGGACATCACCAAATACCAAAAAGCAAGAGAAGCCGAACTAAAGGCATTCCGTCAAGAATATGACGACCTAAAAAGGCAATATAATCAACTACTAACTCAGGCTGTGTATGAGACAGATCCGACCAAACAAGCAGAGTTAGTGAAACAAATTCTGACAACAAATTCAGAATTAGCCAAACATGTGCGGGAGTTTATACAAGGTTCAAGGGATAAGTTTGATCCTAAAATGATATCTGAATTAACAGCAGATATCATCCGGTATCAACAAGATTACGAGGCAATACAACGCGCATCTGACAAATCTAAGGCATTGAATGAAATCCTAAATAAGGAGAAGATAGAACTCCAAAGCGTTCACGAGCAATTTAATTGGTGGATAGGATTATTGCTTGGAGGAATAGTTATTGTTCTTTTATTGATTTTTAGAACATCTTTAAAACAAGCGTCAAAGGCACTACAATCCCTAATGCCCAGTACTTCCACGATTGAGATGGGAGAGTTGTCTGGGGTGTAGAGGATTGGTGAAGCAACTTATAAGACCTTTCTTTTATGGGCTTAAGAGGTTCTTGTGGCTCAGTAGGAGGAGGAGCCTTATCAAGAATAGAGTCCATAGTCTTCTGAGCAGTTTCATATGCTGATTTGTATTGGGGTTCTTGCGTTAAAAAATATTGAACATAATTGGATTTGAATTGATTTTTAGCAGAGTCAAAGGTTCCTTCCATTTATGTTTAAGTTTGAAGAACATTTGCTACACAATATCTGTGATACGTACAATTCCCTGCGGACTCAGAAAACCTCTGAACTTCTACTACATCCCCTGACCGAGCCCCAATCCACTTTGCTGCTGGATCTTCAGAGTCAATCCATGGGAGTTGCTTTTTGGGGTCAGTGATGTTAAACTTCTTCTCGAGGGCAGCCAACTCCTCCTTAGATATGATACGATGAGGAGGAAACTTGCGATGAGTCGTAATATCAAATTGAAGGCGACGAATCTCAAATACTTGGAATAAAGGCTTCTTTGTGTCGTTGTTGTAAGTCCGAATAAAGTCTAGAACGTTCTCGGATGGAGGAGATAGTGTAACAACAATTGCTCCATGATTATAGTTATTCTCTTCAGCAAATGTGATATATGCTTGGAGGATGTTTTCAGTGACACGTCCTTTCTCACTAAAGATTATCAGAACGCCACCAATATTAAACATTCTTGTTTCATCAACGGGTGATCCAAGAGTGTCTACATTGTCTACTTTAATATCGCGACCAACAAGCATTCGTTTGATTGTCTCGATTGCTCTATCTTCCATTTCTTACCCTTGTTGTTATAGATGAAAACTCTTTCCGTTTTAAAAGTATAAATGGATATGAAAAAGTATACTAAGTTCGTATATCTCGGAGCAGCTTTAGTTTTAGTTCTTATGGCGGTTGGATACTTTGGCAGGGAGGGATATCAGCCTGAATTTCTTGACCAATCAAATGTTCAGCGTACTCAAGCAAAGGCTAAATCTTCTTATGAGCAATCTACTAATGCTGTTCGACCTGATGGAAGATTTGAAGCTCCTCCTATCCAAGGAATAAAGTCACCCTTTCGAGTGAATGTATGGGATTCTTATATACCTTAACCCAAGGCAAACTTCATATTCTGTTCGATGCGAGCACGCTGCTCATCAGGGAATAGATTCTCAGATAGAAGTTTTGCTCCGGCCTGCTTAGCAATGTCTTTGCGTCCTGTATGAAACGCAATAATGGATAACTCATCCCACATACGCCACGTATAAATATCGCTCTCAACAAAAAGAACATTCTCTTTAGGTTTAGGAATAGTGGTAGCATACATAATCATTGCCAAAAGTTCAGGGCTAAACATGTTTTTTGCCCGGCATTGTGAGGCATAGTGAACAAGTGATTCATTCCTTAGAGGATTAAATTCGTGTGCCTTCCATGCCCACTCTTTATCATGCGTAAGTTTAGCAATGTTCATAGCACTCACACATTGCTCTTCTCTCCACTTGCCCATCTCTACACGCTTCTTATACCACCTAACTGCCTCAGGAATATTTCCACCATCACGATAGGACTGTGCCAAATAGAAGACATATCGGTCATTGTCCGGTTCCTTCTCGAGTTCCTTTAGAATAGTTTCAGCATCCCTTAGATACTTATTTCCATCTTGCATAGAGCGATTACCCAAGGTTCTTCCGACCATAAAGATTTCATTGGGAAGTCTAATCATCTTATTATTTGGCTTGTCATTTGTAGGATATTCGTGTAGGACGCCAACATAACGCCATGAGTCACTTGCTTTGAATATTTGTGTGCGCTCATACAGAATATTTCCACGTTTGATAGGAACAATTACAGCATTGGGCTGATGTTCCTGTAGAACTTGCTTTAGGAATTCTTTAGCATTGGGCGGGAACCCCATCAGATCATCAGCATCAATCATCAGAATATAATCCATCTTGCCATCACACAACTTCAAAGCTTCAGAACGAGATGCTCCAAACCCTTTCCAGTCTCCACGAATTACTTCTCCTTGGATTCCAGCCTTCTGATAAAACTCTTCAACGATTTGGATAGTATTATCTGTAGAACCCGTATCCAGAATACAAAAAGTATCAATCAATCCTAGTGTAGAATTCAATACCTCGTGAATAATATGACTTTCATTCTTTACAATCATACAAATACCAATCTTCAAACCTTTTGGCTTCCCAAAGCGTTCCGTTAGGGTAGCAATCAGATTATCCGTAACTGTAATACCATCTGGAACAGCATCAGAACAAGGCACACTAATAATTGGCATTCCAGCAAATCGCCAACGCTCACAACGCACTGACTCATAAATAGTATATTCCGTATCAGCATGAATATTTAGCAAAACAGAGCATTGGCCTACACGCTTATCGCGGGGCTCATCAAACTCATTAATAAAGTCAACCGTATATCCAGCACCCTGAATCTCTTGGATAATTTTCATTCGATAAGGAGTCGGAGTTCCAATGATAGCAATATTGAATTTCTTATCAGGAACAATACAACTTTTTAGGAACTCGGTCTCACTTGCTACTTCATTATAAGGCAAATGAGTTCCTTTATCATTGATGTTTGCTTTCGAGTAATCGAACAGTTCTACATCATCGCGCAAGTATGTTTTGTATTCGGCAAGTTTAGATGGAATACATAGTTGTTCGGTATTCAAGAATCCAATCTTACATTCCGGCGGAAGAAGTTCAAATGGTACACGTCTAACGCAAAGGTAAAAATTATTCTCCGTAAACTTGGGGGTATCAGAATCATACAAGACAACTTCATCTGATCCAGAAAAGGAGTTAATGTATTCCTTAAAATATCTGAACTCAGATTTAGTTGCTAGAATAACTCGCTTCATTTATATTTTATTGGTTCAAACTACTAAAATAGGTTTCTCTTTGATAACGGGAATAGTCCCTGCTTGGCGATGTGCTAGAATTTCATCCCATGTAGCTTTCATCTCTGGAAAATGTTTAGGCATCCATTCGGGATCCTTTAAGGTAAGTTTTTGCCTCTTCTGAACAAGAACCCAATATAATATCTGCCACTCCATTGGGTCACCCAAAGTGTTCATCTGCCATTCATGAATACTTGAGGCATCTGTGATATGTTTATACTTCACAATTCCAGAATTGTCAACAGCAAAGCAAGACTTGAATTCACCTTGTGTTTGTTCCCACTCGCTATAGTTCATCGTCTTAAACTGCATCTCAACATAATCACATTCCTGTAATCCTGTACATTCTATCTGAAGTTGCATTTGATGATAATACGCATCAGGAATAGGCGTCTCAGAATTAAAAGGACGCGAAATAGGACACTTTAGTTCAATCAATCGTCCATTGCGTTCATCATTTGTCAAAATCAATCCATCAGGTGAAGCCCCAATAAATGGATGCTCAGGATGCTGGACACAAGATAAATCAACCAACTTCACTCCTTCTGTAAAGCAATAAATTTCTTTAGCGATTGGCTCAAATCTTGTTCCCCAGATCAGAGCACCAACACCAGGTCCATCTTGCTTTTTAGGAGGAACCAACTTTGACATAATCAATTCACGCCGAGCAGAGGCTGTGGCATCACCAAAACATTTCCAGATTTCAGATGCGGTTAACATCTCTCCACGCTTCGTAAACCATGCTTGAGTTCGTTGGTCATCAATTCCATAATTAGCAAGAAGGTAATCTATCTTAGCTTCCATGTTGTTGTATAGGTAACGTTAGAACTGCTAAAACCCGTTTTCAAGCAAGAGACACAATCTAACAAAGATGGAACAAATTCAGAGTCAAGAACAATGGGTATTACATCGTCTAGAAAGGTTTTATTCAAACCCCCAGAATCTGATGAAGGTAGAAGAGATTCTAAATGGAACCTCTACCCTTTCTTTACGAATCATCGATTGGTTCGTGACAAATTATGCGAAGAAGTTCAATGTGGCGTTCACGACAAGCAAGAACACATACGTGATAGTATACCTCTCATACAAGAGCCACCTAAAGGCTTACAGCAAGAAGATGTTCGACCCGTTTTGCCGATGTAAGCGAATCAAATTTAAGGGCTTGGACACGACTGTTGGCCAACTGAACTTCTTTGAGTGGGTTCTGTCAGATGAGATTATCCAATACCTCGAAGCAAACCGTGATGCTGTCCATGCTGATATGGAAGCTCGTCTCCAAGAACTCAAAGAAAACACCGAAAAGGATACTCGACGCAAACGTCATGAACTTTCTAACTCTGCTACAAACTCCCTTTCACGCCATGACGTTACTGTGAAAGTTTCGTTTGATTAGTAATAATGGAAATACTATACTTGCCATCTAGCAATCCTCAAAATAAAGAACTTGTTCCATTCTTAAGCAAGTTTACCCATACAACTGTCGACCAATTACCTGACACTCCAATATGTAAGTTCACTTTCGATATTACACTGAAGAAGGTATTGACACCAGATACAGATACCTTGCTTCTAAGGAATGGATCAAGCATAGTAGGATTAATTCAAATTAAGATGATAGATAATACTATATTCATTTCAAACTTCTGTTCTGTTGTGAAGGGAGCAGGCTCTATCTTGCTTAACAAAGTAATTGAAATGTCAATGCTATTAAAAAAAGATATAACATTGACATATGATGAATTTGGCGAGAATCCCGAAAGTCTTGTTAAGTATTACGAGAGATACGGTTTTGTGAACACAAATGGAAACAATATGATTTTGAAAAGCAAAGGAGGGACGCGCAAATCAAGACGCTAATCAAATCCAGAAATAAACCAAAGATGTATTCAATCTTGAGACCATCTTTGCTTTATACTGACATCTCACCTGACATAGCTGAACATGATGAAGACCATGACGCATCTGAATGGTCATATTCTGATCGGACTGTGTTTCGTGGAGCCTTAGATTCCTCATACAAAAATGATGGATTAGACATCTATTGGTTATATGATGATGATTCAAACCGTATTGGCTTAGCCGAGCATGAATCAGATGACCATTCTGTATTCAAGACATTGTGGTTCAGAGATTCGCCATTTGGTACGCTGTTTCAAGAAGATTGGAAAGCAGGGGAGTCTATCTTTACTCTCCTAAGTCCCGAAGCTTATCAAGATTGTTTGGATTCGGATATATTGCTTAAAGGACATAACCGAATCGTATTGCCTCGGTATATCACAGAAGGATTTCCTACAGTATACGAATGCGCTTGTGGAAAATCTTTTTCACCGATGTGTTCAGCAGTGAAAAAGACGGTAGAAATTACCAATCCTATTTTTATTGATGAATCTTTTATTATGTATCAGCCTCCAGTGGATTCTGTTGTATGGTCTAGGCTCCTACTGCGCGGCGCTTCTTCGGAGCAGCCGGAGGAGCAGTCTCAGGCGCAGGCGCCTCAGTTACGGGAACCTCTACCAGAGCAGGAGTTGAGTCTACAGCCCCAGTTACGGAATCAGAATCAGTAGGCTCCTGCTCGGCAGGAGTCTCGTCAGCTACTGCCTCAAAGATAGTAGAAGCCGTAGGACGCGTCTGAGGGAACACCTGAGCGTGAGTTACACGCCAAGTTACACCAAAGGACTGACCGATGATATAGATTGAACCGCCCACAACGAGATTCGCTGCCACGTTCTTAGGGAACACGGAACGCAGAGAATCAACCGTCAGAAATACAGGCTTGGTCGCAGAGTCAACTACATCCATAGATACCTTGCCGTCGTACACAGGCAGCTTCAGACGGAACGAAGGAGGATACTTGCCGTTAGGCACATACTCATCTCCATTCTTATCGGAAGACACGCTTAGAATACTGCGGTCATTGAAGCTATCACGGATAGACTCCTCGCCACGCTTCTTGCCAAACCACTTAGAACTGTTCTCAGTGGCGGTCATAATCAACTTCTCCTGAAGGTCCAGAAGGAAGTTGTATAGCTTTGACATGTCATCATCACCAGCGGAACGTGCCTTGGCATACGGATCGCATCCCTTTAGAGATCCAATCAGTGAGTATGATACGTTTCCACTCTTCTCGTCCTCACGCTGTAGTAGGCCTCCGGGGAAGCCCATGCGAGGAAGACGCAGAGAGAAATTCTGGCCGCCGTATAGCATTCGCACTCCTAGACCGCCTTGCTTGTTACGCTTGGCTTCAGGGAAGGAGATGTTCTCAATGTTGGCATTGGTTACGTTTACAATTGCGCTAGTAGACATGGTAGCTGATATGTTTACTAGATAATGGCTGAGAATGTGTAAATCCGTTTTCATCAAATAACCTAATTAGATAACAATATGCTCTGTAATTCTTGTAGAAACAAGACGTCTAATGAGAGGTGTCCATCACTCGCATTAAAAAATCTTCAATTTTGTGGAAAGCATGCTAAAGCAAAAAGACCTCGATTATGGTCAGTTGTGAACTCAGCCGATAGACATGCTATTATGATTCAAAAGATATGGCGTGGATGGATTGTAAGATATATGCTTAAACTAGCCGGAGCTGGTGTCCTAAAGCGATCTATCTGTGTCAATGAAGAAGACGTTGTTAGTTTTGAATCTAATGTCCACCCATTTGATTTCTTCTCATTCAAAGAAGATAATTTTATATATTGGTTTGATGCGAAAACATTATATCAGATAGCAATCAGCAACGCAAAACCTTTGAATCCTTACACCCGCAAAGAACTCTGCTTAGAAACCCGCAAACGCCTCAAAGAATTCACAACACATCGCAAGTTTCGTAATCGCGAAATGTTTCATGAACCAAAATACTTGGCAGACAGAGATAAGCTTCTGTTTATGTATTGGATAAGCATCTGTCAGAGTTTGGAAGAAAACCTTTTTATAGAACTTAACCCATCAATGTTTCTTTTGCTTAACCAAGCACAGTTGTGGACATTTGTAGGTGTATTGAGACATGATTTATTGCTTTGGGCAAAAGAACATAAGGCTGTCCAATCGCAAAGAAATCTGTATTATATGTGGATTCATAACTGCTGGAAGTATCAAACATATACGCTTGACCCAATGCCAGTAATTCTAACAAATGTTGGAAAGACAATTTTGAAGATTTTAGATAACTCCAAGCATAATTATGAGGTCTGTTTCAAAATTTTGACTGCCTTACATAGTTTGTGATTTAAACAGGTCAGGATATGATAGAGTATACCCGCGTTAGAAATGCCTGCTTCTGTTTCCCAGAATAAGTCAAACAACATGGCCAAGAAGTCCGAGACTGCTCCTGCGACCCCTGTAACTCCCGCCCCTGCTGCTGGCAAGAAGGCGAAGGCCGCCCCTGCCAAGACTGAGGTGGTGGTGCCTGTAACTACGCCTGTCGTGGCTGCTGGTGTGGTAGCTGTGCCCACCGAGACTCGCTCCGCCGATGCGATCCTAACCGCTGCCCTTGAGAGTGTGCGCACTCACGCGAAGGCGGCTGCTGAGGCCTCTCGTGCTCTAGTACACGAGCTACAGGAGGCGCAGAAGGCCCTCAAGCGTGAGGCCCGTGACTCCAAGCGCCGCCGCAAGGTAGACCCCGCGACTCTATCCCCCGAGGCGCGCGCTGCTTGGGAGGCTCGCCGCGCCAACAATGCCTTCCTAAAGGTGCGCCCCCTAACGGATGAGCTGTGCACGTTCATGGGCCTGCCGTCCAAGAGCCTGAAGAGCCAGACGGATGTGACGAAGTTCATCTCCGGCTACGTGAAGAGCCACAACTGCTTTGACCCTAACTTCAAGCGTCGCATTCTGCCCGACGCGAAGCTAGCCAAGCTCCTGCGTGTGAAGGACAAGGATGAGGTAACTTACCTGAACCTCCAGACTTACCTGAAGGTGCACTTCCTGAAGCCTACCGCGTAAAGAGCTTCTATAATAACCATACAATCATATCACCCCCAAATATTAGATCCCAAATGGGAATTAATATTTGTTTTCACAAAAACGGATTTGTCAAACTTTAATGATTGTATGTCAAAAGATGCCCCGCCTTTGCCGCAACTTTAACTCAGATGATGGGTGCCAGAACGGTGAGTGCTCGTATGGGCATGAACCATACTGCACCAACAAACGCTGTGTAAAAGCCAACGCGGAAACTACCCATACCCTCGAGAAATGCGGCCAGAAAGGCGGCGGATCTCACGCAGAGTATATTGCTTCCAAAGCAGCAAAGGCGCCTGTGGCACCACCACCCCCACCTCCGCTTCGAGCACAAGTCAGCAATGAAATCATTGCGGCTGATGCCTACCAGCGCGGACAACAAAACACATGTGGCGAGCTTCTGTTCGCTCTTGTCTCACGCTCACACCCTGACCGTGCTGGCAAAATCACCGGAATGTTTCTGGCAGGGTTGAACCTTCCTGAACTCCGCGACTTGATTTTGAAGCCTGACCTGTTGGCTGAGAACATTACCCGCGCTATTGAAGTCCTTGAGGTTTCAAAGAAAGAGGTGTCTGAAACTAAGTAGATTCAGATACCATTTTTCCATTAAAAATGGATTCAAAAGTTATACAAATTAGAGTTAACATCCTGCTCCGAACTACTGCATACCATGCCGCCTCCGAAGCACACCCACCGCCGTTTCTACAAGCCCCTTCCCAAGGACTTTGTCGGAACGCTTTGCTCAAGCTGCGCATACTCTGCCAGCCAGCCCCACCCCGAGGAGAAGTGCATTGCATCAATGCCTGCCAAGATCGCCAACGCCCGCAAGGAATTTGGCGACATTGTCTCCAAAAACTGCTGTGAAAACGTTGTGATTGCTTCCCACATTAGGTCTTTGGACCTGACGCCGGAGGAGGTTGCAGCAAAGGTCATCGCAGTCTACTCGCCATACGACTGTGGCGAGAAGGGGCCGGATGGAAAGCGCGACTACACCGTGCTTACCCTCGCTCAGCTTGAGAAACTCTCCAGCAACAACACCGACTCCAACGCCGAAGTTGTTTGCTACATTGAGACCACGCTTGGTTTCAAGACCGACGCTGCGCCCCCCGCAGCCGAGACCATTGCCCCCGCATTCATTTCCGACATCTCGGAGAGCGAAGTGCCTGCCGTGCGCGCGTACACCGAGTACGAGCTCTACCTTTGGCAGAACCAGTGCGCGAGTTACATCAATGAGGCCCAGTCCAGATGGAACAGCCTCGACCCGATGTGGAAACTCGCCTGCATCGCCCTTGCGTCAACCATGCTGGTCTCGTAAAATCGGCAACCCCGGCTCTTTTCAGAGCCATTTTTAACTAAAACGGATTTTATATGCTGATTATACCTATACTAATAAAACCATGCCAAAACGTCGTCGCGACGTAGTATCCCGTACTGATGATGGCGGAATACAAATTACCATCGCTGGTAAGGACATTAAGTTCCCAATCATTCATGACTGGGATGCCTACGCCGAGACCTGTCAATTCAATCCCGAAGATATTATTGGATGGGTTGTAATTACATCAAGTTATGGTGAGCAGCATTTCAAGTGTAGTTTAGACGAACTTGAAGTGATTGAACAAGAACTAAGGACGTTTAAATAAACACCTCGTTTTTCAACAAAAACGGATTTATAAATTATATAAAATGAACTCTTATCCCCGCGCCGAAATGCCTACCCTTATCGAAGCCATCGATGCGCTCCCCAAGTTTGTGTTTAAAACTCCAAACAAGCTGACCACGCCACACAATGGTTGGGCACCCGAACGCCCGTGGCAATGTGGTCGCACAGACCCCGTAGCACGCCAACTCTTTGAGTCTGAACCCGCGCAATTTGCCAACATGGTTCCTCACACCGAGAACAACGGCCACGGTCACCGCAATAAGTAGGCTTTTATGCCTACTTTTTAAATTGAAAACGGAATTCAAAAGTATACTATGAGTTGCTTACACAGAGATGATTCGCGACGTTGGTTGCCCATTCTTCTCGATTGCATTCATTGTCCTCTACTTGTTCGGTTTAGTTCTCCTATTCGGACGCGGACCACACATTCCATTTGATGTGTTCTTGGTTATGGTTGGATCTCTTTGCGTTGTAGCCTTCTTGAATTGCCTACACGGAGACCTCTATAAATACGAGGATTAGGCTTCTATGCCTACTTTTTAAGCAAAAAACGAAATTTAAGATAGTCAAATTTATTTTGATTATAAACCATGCGTTTCCCTGAGCCAACGCTCCGCAACAGTATCATATATTGGATAGTCATATTTGCCTTCCTTCTTTTATATTCTGGCCCCACGTTTCGTGATAGATTAATGCGAACAAGGCCGATTGTTTGGGTTCTTAAGCACTTAGATTTGACTTTACTATTGGCTATACTGCTGATACTTCCCTTTCTTCAGAAAGGCTAAACCGTATATCGGTAATTTTTCAATCAAAAACGGAATCAAAAAATACAGAGATTGGATTCATAAGACCGCCAAACATGAAGACCACTATTGATGCTTTGCTACTCTTGGTCTGCCTTTGGAGTCTTTGGGCGATTCTGCATATAGTGCTCAGGCAACCTGTCAACGCCCCCGCAGACCCTTCTTTTCTGAACATGCTCGGCTTGATTGACGTGTGTGCCTTGGTTATGGCCTTGTCTTGGAATTCCAATCCTTACGAGACCGAACACCACATGAGGCACATGATGCGAGAGTTCCCATTATTTGGGGGCATCTTCGAGTTCCTGTTTATTGACACTGGCCTGCTTTACGCAATGTGTATTGCGATACTCTTATCGACACCTGTCTATTTGTTGGTATTCGCATAGTGCCTTAATTGGCACATTTTTGTACTTCAGAATATTGATTTCAATACTCTGAGGTACACGGAGTGGGGTTCGAACCCACGCGGATTTCTCCATTGGTTCTTAAGACCAACGCCATAACCACTCGGCCATCCGTGTTGCTTTCTGATTTGTTTCCTGTTCTTAAAGCCTCCAATGGGAATCGGACCCACGACCTACAGCTTACAAAGCTGGTGCTCTACCACTGAGCTATGAAGGCAAGTAGTTCTTAAGGGCGAACCAACCCTTACAGTCGATATGGGACTCGAACCCACAACCTTTCGGGTAGAAACCGAATGCACTATCCATTGTGCTAACCGACTAGATGGCCCTTTTGAAGGGTATTGCCAAACCCCGTACGGTTCCTCTGGGTTACGATCCCAGTACCTCCCGGTTAACAGCCGAGCGCTCTACCGATTGAGCTAAGGAACCAAATGCGTCAAACGGGAATCGAACCCGTGTCGTAGGTTTGGAAAACCCATATTCTACCACTAAACTATTGACGCTAAGTACACCCGGCGGGGATCGAACCCGCGACTCCCCGTTAATAAGACGGATGCTCTACCACTGAACTACG